CTGTTTTAGTCATATCAGTTATATAATCAGTTACAGTTTCATCTCCTTCTGTATATTCTTCTTCTATACTTCTAACATGGTAATAATACTTACCATCAGCGTGTTTCTCAATGCTATCCCATTGACGTAATATAGGTTTTTCCCACGTTTGAGTTTCGTTGTTGTAGTATAGGAGTTGTTTTTTGTCTAATTGTGCTTCATCACTATTAACACTCTCAATTACTATTTCATCTACTCCATCACCTACTGATTTAAGTCCTTCAAAGTAACTTGGTGGGTTTTGTGTGTGATCGCCTTCTAACAATACAACTTGTAAGTTTTGTTCTATTGTTTCCGCTTTCTTTAGTGATAACCATATATCTCCATCTATAGTAGGTAAAGTTCTAGCTTTCCCTATAACAGTCGAATTAGCTTCTACATCTAAATCAAACCAATCAAAACCACCATTAGTGTTAAGGTATAGTTTAAGCGTTTCACTTCCATTATTACGTATAATATAAGTGTATTCAGTAGAAGGTTTTATATTCGTAACCGTGCTTATAGTAGCGTATTGATGATTTATAGCACCATTATTAGTAGGTTGTGTGGCTAAATTCACTAACGTCTTACCTTCTAACTTCACATCCTCAAAATACCCATTTGACGTTGCTTCAACAGTAGTAAAATCACTTTCAGTAGTAACAGTAGATACTGTAGAATCTCGTAACAGTTTATCTGTGTAATCTATCCTCTCTTTTAAACTATCAAATGCTACTCCTTTAAAATCTACCCTAGCGTCTATAACTTCTGCATCTTGTTGTTGTGAAGATGTAAGTGCATTAAATCTAGTTTCTACTTCATTTACCTTGTTGTTTATAGAAGTTTCTAAATGTGTAATACTTGGAGTATCACCCTTAACACCTTGCTCTCCACGCTCACCTTGAAGCCCTCTATCTCCTTTATCACCCTTATCTCCTTTATCTCCTTTTACACCTTGTAAACCACGCTCTCCTTGTAGACCACGTTCACCTTGTATACCTTGTAAACCACGTTCTCCACGCTCTCCTTTTTCGCCTTTCTCACCTTTATCCCCTTTAGCTCCTATTAATTCTGATTTGGGAGGTATAGCATTTATAGCGTTTTGAACTTCTTGACCTTTAACAGTAACAAACTCTTTAACTTCATCAACTTTAGTGTCAAACGTATTAACCATTTCTGTATACTTTTGTTCTCTTCTTAACTCATCATTAAGGTGAGTGTTATACATTGCAATACGTTTTTTCTCTTCTGCTCTTCTTTCATCTTCATCACTAATTCTTTGTTTTTCGTTTTGAGCACGAATTTCTTCTGCTTGTACCCTAGCTTGTTCATTACTTATAGCTTCGTTATCACTAGATGTTATCTCTGCTAATGCTTCATTTATCTTTGTTATAGCACCGTTGTGATTGTCTATAAGGTTATTATAAGCGTGTTCTATCTCCTCAAAGTTATCATTCATTTGTGTAGGAGATATAATAGTGTTTTGTTGGAAGTTAGGAAAAGGTATGATGATGTTTTTAGTAAGTTTTAATTGTTTTAATTCTTTTTCTTTCATAATTATCCTTTCCGTTATCTGTAACCTTTAAATTCGTACAGACCACTTATTTCATATATTTTCATTGGTTGATAAAGTTCTTCTTCTTCAAGTTCTCTATAATATTCTCTAGTTTCATAATTTCTAGGTTGTCTTACGTAAAATTTACCGTTACAATAGAACAAATCACCAACCTCTGTTTCTTGTTGATGTGGAAGCTCTGTTACATAGTCTTTAAACTTGTAACCATTACCTATCCATATCTTAAATGTCTTACCACGTCTACCAACCATTATCGGTAGTGAACGAGATATATTAGATGCTATAAATCTACTCTTATCCCAAATAGCCTTGTCCCAAAGTGCTATTTCACTTTCTATTCTGTTTTCATTTTCAACAGAAACATAATCTATATCATACTTAACTCTCACATCACAACGCTTATTATCGTATACTTCCGATACAACATATGTATCTCTGATTTGTTTAATACGTATAGGAGAACCAAAATCTATGTCTTTAGAAGTCCAATAACAAGGTATAGGGAGTTTTAACTCTGGATATTCATAATCGTAGTCATAACATACACTATCGTCAAAATACATTATTTCACTTCTATCTCTACCTAATAAAAACTTATCGTGATAGTTAAACATTATTACGTTTTCAGTACCAGAGTAAACAGTCCAAGCCATTAATTGATAATTATATATAAGGCTCAAATCACCTAACTGTATCCACCATTCACCATTATATGGATCGTAACCTGTGTGGCAATTACGTATATCCCAAATGTTTTTACTTATAGGTTTTTCAAATAGATTAACTTTTGTATTAAGTTGTTGTGTAGCAAGTATTAACTCACTAGAGTTAGTTGTTTTAAGTTTATAACAGTTACCGTCAGTTCCTACGTAAAACATAAAGTTATGTATCACATCTGCACAATGGTCGTTTACTATACCTGTATGTGTATTTATCTTTTTAAGAGAATATGCCTCACTTGTATCTCTATTTGTATTACCGTGTAAAGCGTAAACATCTTTATCTCTACCAAATATTATAGAGTCGGCAAATACTCTCATACAATTTATCTTATCTCCATTAGGAGGTAGTTGTACAGGAAGTGATGCAGGGAAGTAAAACGGATTAAGTATATCACTTATATAAACCATATTAGGGTCGTCTGGATTACCTGTGGCATAAAGTCTATCTTTATGTACTATAAGCATATTACATTTGTTAGTTTGCATATTAGTACCTTTGTAACCATCCTCTAATTCGTATTGGCAAGGTTCATACCAAGCTCTCCACCTATGTTCTCTAAATTGTTCTTCTTTCCATTCCCCTTTTGTGGCAGGTTTAGGGTTAGGAGTATATTCATAAGGAGGTGTAGATATAAAGTATATACGTGGTAAGTCCATAGTTTCTAAATCTTCTAGTTTGAAAAATCTTATGTGATTTGCCCCATCAACTAAGAAGAACTTGTCCATAAATTGAACACCACTAACAGGTTTATATACACCGTCTTGTCCCCACGGTATAAATATTGGAGTTCCATCAGACCTAACATACACAAAATTCTCATCAACGTGCATTAATAAAGTCTCAACTCCTGGTTCTGGTCTTAGTACCCATAATCTACGTAATTTACCTTCTATGTTATGTGCAGGGTTGTGAAATGTGTATTTAGTTAAACCACTTCTTTTTTCAAGTAAACCGTCTTTTCTAAAACGTACATTTAACAGATTAGGGCTTTCATTGTCGTTAAGTCTCGAAGGAGAAGATGTATTATTAAGTCCTCCTGTAAAGTTCTTAACAGTAAAAGTTATTCTTTGAGGTGATGAGGGAACAGAAGAGTTGTTTATGAATGATTTGCTATTAAACATACTATTCACCACCTAATACAAATTTTGTGAAATACACATCTTTAACCGCATCAAATGGTTTGTTATTACTTTCATCATAACCTTCTATAATAAGCTCTCCGTCGTTTATAAGTTGTTCCATTTCAGAAGTTTTGTACTCATATTCATTCATAAATTGTTGAGCTAAGTAGTTTTGTTCATCTTGTGTAAAACATCTACTAGCACCATATATAGCAAGTAAATGATGATACTCGCTAGGTAAAAGTATTGGCTCATCAGAAAGAGATGTTAAATACTTCATACCTTTAAAATATTTATAACGTCTAGTTCTGTCTACACCTTCATTTATAAATGCGATTATATCGTCTTGTGTAAACAGTGAACCCGTAATATCTCGAGTATATTGCCTAACTCTAGTTATCAAATCCTTCAATGTCATTTATATATTCACACTCCTCTCTTACATCTTCGATAGCGTGATTATTGTCTTTAGCGTATACTTGCATAAAAGAACTTAACATATCCATTATAGCGTTTTGTCTTTGTATGATTAGTTCAAACATACGCATATATCTATCTTCTATCATATAATCAACTCCTTTAAAAAAGAGTAGGGATTAAACTCCCTACCCCTTAAATATTTTTATTATTTTTTAGAAGCTCTACCTGTTGATGAAAGTTCAGCTTCACCTTTAGAACCTACCATACCTCTCCAATCAGAGAAACCGTAAGAATATCTCATATACCCTCTGTATTTAGCAACGAAAGTATCGAAATCTTCTTCGTTTTTGAACTCTGGTTTAACTCTCCAGAAGAAGTTTAATTCGTGTCTTGAACCGTCTTGTAAGAACCACATAGTATCAGAACCACCTGCTTCTTCTCCTAAGTAGTCAAGAACTACTATTTCAAGACCTGCACTCTTTAAGTATTCGTTTGTATCATTTAATTCAGTTCCAGATACTTGTGTAGAGTGTAATATTCTTCTAGCTTCATCTTCTAAAGCAGGAGGTATTATTAACTTAGTAGCTTTCATTTGTATTAAATTACCTGCTTCATCTAATTGAGTTCTCATTAATTTTAGTCCTTCTTTTAATGTTTCTCTTGATAAAGCTCCTGTTACTAAGTTTGAACATTTCTTTTCAGAGTCAACTAAATCGTGTTCATCGTGGAATAATTCTTTTTTATCTCTACCTTTGAAAGCACCAACTTCACCTTTGAAACCTTTAGTTAAAACAGTTATAGCGTCTCTTTCAACTTTAGCTCTACCTGCTCTAGCAAGTGCTTTAGCCATTTTCTTCATTTGACCATATTTTTCGTCATCGTATAATTCTCTACCTATCATAAAACCTTTAGTGAAAGCCTTATGTTTATAAGTAACATCTCCACCATCAGATATTTTAGCGTATGCTACTGTGCTAACTTCTGATGTTCTTTCTTCCCAATCACCAAATGCTCCCATTCCGTGGTCTGTTTCAGTTGCAGAAGTAGAAGTTTGTACGTTGAATATTTTTGGGAATTGCTCTGGTATCTCATCATAAGTCTCGAAGAATATCTTTCTTAAACCTGGGTATAATAATTTACCAAAGTTTTCAGACACGTGAGTGTTAGTTGTTGTTGGGTCTACTGGTGTTTGTGCACCAAACATTTGTAAGTTCATTTTTAATTTTGGCATTTTGTTTGCTCCTTTGTTGTGTTATGTTTTATTTATTTTATCTCCACTTGGCATATTCAGAAGGTGTCATTCCCATAGCTTTCGCTATCCTTGACTCTCTACTTGACAGATTAACAGTATCATCCTGTTTGATAGGCTTTTGGGACGTTTGACCAACTATTGATTGTGTCTCAAGGGAGTTTTGTTTAAGTTCATTAAGTAATTCTTCTTTGATTTGCTTTCTAAGCTCTTCCATATTTGGCTCTTTAACATTATCTGCTTTCATAGCTTTATAAGCTACTTCTAAGTTTAGAACATCGTGCTTTTCTGCATATTCTAAAACCTTATCTTCATCAAAATCAGAATACTTGTTTTTAAGTCCAGATACATAACTGTTGTATCTTTGTTCTTCAATAAACTCTTCCATCTCTTTAACCTTCTTAGTTAATTCGTCTGGAACAAAGTTATTTAATTCTTTATAACCTTCAACATCTACGTTTCTCATAGCTTGAACTAGATGTGGGTTTTGTTCTAAATATTTATATAAATCAAGTGCAGATTGAGTTTCCTCATCATACACAGGACTAACTTCTTGTTGTGGTTCTTCTTCTTTACCGAAACGCTCCTCATACAACCTTCTTAATTCATCGTCATTTGGGTTATAAGGCACTGGAGTTGTTTCAACAGGTGTTTCTTCAACTTCCTCAACAGAGTCGCTTACAGGCTCTTCTATTGGCTCAGAAGGTGCTTCTGTATTATCAGTTATACTATATGCTTCATTAAAAGCAGATGTAAAGAAGTCTCTATCATCGTTCATACCAAACATTTGTAAATTCATTTTACATATCTTCATTAATCATTCCCCCATTCATATTTTGCATATCTTGTTGTAGCATCTCTGCTAATTGTGGATAGTTTTGCAATATCTCTCTAAACATCTCTGGGTCTTGTTGAGCTAAAGCTAATAACTCTTCTAAGACTTCATCTGGTATTTGTTGAGAGTTAAGTGCTTCTTCCATTTGTGCATTTTCAGAAAGTAATTGTTCTTCTAACATTTTCTTTTCTTCTTCATTCACATCAGAAGTTTCCTCAGTAGGCGTTTCTTCCTCTTCTTCTTTACTTTGCACTTTACCGTCTTTTAATCCTCTCTTATAACCTTTTTCTTCGATTTGAGACTCATACTCTTTCTTATCTCTTTGTTCTTTATCCATTATAAGTTCATCAACTTGTTTAGAAGTCAAATCAGATGCTTGAACAACTTGTTGTAACATACTCATTACTTGTTCAGTTACACTTTGGTCTAATTCACCTTTTTGTTGTTGAGCTTGTTGCATTTGCATTTGTTGCTCTTGTTGTAACTGTTCTTGTTGAGCTTGTTGTTGTTGAGCTTGAAGTTCTGCAAATCTATCTGTTATAGCTTTCTTATCTCCTGTTGGTAAGAACTCTAATACGGCTTTTCTATCTACAAGAGGTAAACCGTCCTCACCATTTGTTTGAGCAAGTCTAATCATTAAGTCTAGCATTGCGTTTCTATTTACAGGCATTGTAGAACCTGCCATAACTTTTAAGTCATAATCATTTGAAAGAACTTGTGCACCAATTTCTCTAAACGACGGATTACCTTCTACATCAGTAACTCTAACCCATCTATCTAGTTTCCAGAATTGTTGCATACGTGAATAAACTATTTGAGCAAGTTCAGAAAGTGATGCTTCCATAAGTTTTATTTTTAAACGTATACGTGCTTGAGATGCTTCTTGAAGTGCAAGTATTGCAGACGCCGCAGTTACACTACCTTGTTGCTCACCTTTTAGTGAGTCAAACACTCCAGATATATCTTGTATATCTTTTTTAAGAACTTCTATTTGCTCTCTAACATAACTTGGCATAGCAGGTGGTGTATCTCTTCTAACTTCACTACCAGGAGTCTTTCTTATAACAAGTCCTGGACGGTTAGTAAGTTTACCTTGTCCTATACCAGAGTTTTTATCTATTATCCATTGCATATTAGCAGTATTTTTAGCATTATCTATGATTTGATTTGTAAGTTCGTTTACATAGTGTTGAGGAGACATTATTTGTTCTATTTCTCCAACACCCCAAAACTCAAAAGGTATATCATAGTTTTTCATAAGTACAAATGGGAATTTTCCATCTTTATAAGGGTTTTTCTTATCAGATAACAAGATACCTAACTCTGGTAAACACGTTATAACTCTTCCTTTAGGGTATTTAAGTTGTTTCTTACCTTCTACTGTCTCATCCATTGTTACCCAATCACGACACCACATTTCAAGTATTAAAACTTGGTTTGCGTCTTGTGTATCGTTATTATCTCTTTCGGCAACTAATTCAGACATTGTTATACGTGAACCTTCTATGGCACTTGCTTTTTCTGGGAATTGTTGTTTGATTTGATTTGCGTTTCTATAAGTAGCATAAACCAAAAATTCAGAATTGTCAACACTTTCTGCCAATGGGTCTGGAAATATATTGAAAGGGTCAACAGGTTTTATACTTATATTACCGTATTCACCGTCTTTACCATCCCATTGAACAAACCATACTGCGTTTCCATATACTAACATTGGTATAAGTTGTGCAGGAAGTTTTAAAGACATTTTCTCTCTATCCCATTCATAATCAAGTGCAGTTTGCACATCGGCAGAAAATTCCATACCTTGTGGTGTAGAAGGAACTGCTAAGAACTTAGGGTTATTATCTGTCATTATAGGTCTTATAGTTTCTATTGTTGAAAATACGTGATTACTTATCTCATTTGATTTGTAATCTGGTAAGTTCTTATTTTGGAAGTACGTACCTTTATACGCACTCATATATTCTTTCCACTTGTCCATAAGTGGAGCTTTAGCAACATATGCTTGTTTAAATTTAGAATACACCCACTCTACAAGTTTTCTTTCCTTTTCAGTAGGCATATATTTTTTAGAATTATCCGACATTCTTTATCACCAACCAATCTTCGGCTAATAAATCTTTTTGTGGTGCTTCCCACGGTGCAATTGTTTTACCAACTGTCTTATAAATTGTTCCCATGTATTCGTCATAAGATATAGATACATTATCGTCCCAATCGTGTCTTTTAGCCTTGTGTCCTATTTTTAAATACTGTAAAACCTCACTAAAACTGTAAATAGCCATACTTCTTTGTTCTATCACTCACATACCTCCAATTCTTCTTCATCTTCAAATAACGGGTCTACGACCTGTCTTTTACTCTCATCAACAACCTCTGGTACATAATTATCTCCCTTACCTTCCAACCACACTTGAAGGGCAATAGCAAGACTCATTACGCAGTCATCGTGGCATCCTTGTTGAGCGTTTGTACTTCCGTTTTCTTCAATTATGTATGTCAATAACTCTTGAATAGTTGTTTTATCATTTATACCTACGTGAAAATCTCTAACAAATTCTGCTAGTTTATCTATCGCCATAGGTTTAGTTTTACTTGTTGTTTGCCAACCTAATTTCTTTGTTATACTATCTGTAAATCTATCGTAAATCTTAGCAAAATATAAATTCCAATAATCGTAGCTTTGGATAGCTTTAAGCGTTGTTAAACCGTGGTTATTTGACTCTACTCCTAAATACGCTTCATTATAGTATTTTGCAAGTTTAACTAACTCAAATCCAAATAAATCTGGGTCTATATGACCATACCACTTAGCAACCACATCGCAATTACAATCAAGGACTTGTGCAACAGAGTAGTCTCCCTCTATTTTACCTTCTGCAACGTCTGCTCCTATTACATAAAACTCCCCAGGGATAGGTGCTTTCCATATTTCAACGTAACCTTTATCATCTTGTAGGAATTCAACAGTAGAACCCTTCTCTTTAAGGTATCCTCTAGTTCCTTCTTTAGCGTGATTAAGGTATTTACGTACAGATGCAGTATTAAATACAGGTCTACCACTTGCTATAAATGCTTCCTCTGGTGTAGAAGGATATTCTTGCATAAATAATTCCACGTCTCCTTGACACTTATTTGCTATTGTATATTTACGCCAATTCATTTGCTCTAACGTTAGATTATTGGTTTCCATTAATGTTCTTTCATACTCATTTAATGTACTTGCAAAGTATTCTTTCTCATTATCTGATGTGAATGGACGTGTATATGTCTTATCTGTAAACCACGGATAAAATAACGGTATAAAATCATTCTCTCCTCTAGTTGCTTTTTGCCACATATCGTAGAAATAACCTCCGACACCATTAGCAGTAGACTCAAGAATTACACAACTATTTAATGTATCTGGAACACATTGTAAAAGTCCAAGCATTGTTGTAGTTGCGTCTGGGAAGAAAGCTACTTCTGATGCGTGTAAGTTATGCACAGTAGCAGAACGACCAACTTCTACTGTACCTGCCGTAGCAACAGTTATTTTACTTCTTAAACCAGGGTTATTCTTCTTCTCAACAGGGTCTCCTGTTGGGTTCTCAAAAACAAGTTCTTTACCATTTGAATACTTTATCATAGGTTTTATTACAGTAGGTAATTCTTCGTAATAAAGTTTTGACATATTAAATAAGTTTTGAGTGGCTTTATCTTCGTGTGCTATTATCATTGAGTTTTTAAAGGTATTAGTAGTTGTATCGTGGAATATATAACCCTCTGTAAACGTACTAAACCCCATTTGACGTGCTTTTAAGACTATAAATCGCTTTAACTTACCTTCTTCTTCACACTTTTTAATCTCGTTATTAAACATCTCTTGTGCGTCATTAATTTTAAAAGGTATAAGTTTAGCTTCTTTGTTACGTATTTTTAAGAAGTTCTCCATATAAAACGGTCTATCCTCTTTGATACGCTTTAAAAGTATCTGTGTTTTATTCAACAGTAAACTCTACATCTGTGATTAGATTTTCTGCTAAGTCGCTTAATTGCATTTCGATAGTTTTAACAGTTTTATCAACCTTAATCTCGTTCTTAGCTTTATGACCTGTTCTATCAAGTATATCTTTACACGCTTGAAATGCTATACCATCAATAGGAGAGTCCATTAACTCGTTCATCTTCTCTATTGCTTTCATACGCATAGCTTTGATTTGAACATCGATCATTTCGTGCTCCATAGCTTGATACTCTTTGATTGCGATGTTTACATCTTCACGCTTTAACCAAGAGTTTATAGTGTTTTTATGTACTTCTAGTAACTGTGCTAATTGAGTTTGGTTGTATTGACCTGTTAAATATAGGTGGACAAAACGTTGTAATTTAGGTTCTAATAATTGTACTTCATTACTCACGTTTATTCTCCCTTTCTAATATGATATCTGTTATTATAAAAGGTGCAAGTAAAGAAGCTATTATTAATACGTCTAAAAACTTCTCCATACTATCTCCTTCTTTCTATCATATCTTGTTGTTCTTTTTCAAATTCGTTTGTAATTATCTCGACATCATCTTGAATTTCATAGGTAGGCGGTATATCTGATGCGTTTGGTATATCGTATATACCCATATTATTTAACTCTTCTTCAAAACGTTTAGCTTGAAGTTCTATATCAGTAGGTTTAACGTAATTAACTTCCTCTTCTTCTATCTCATCATAAAAAATTGCTTTTTCTTGTATATTGATATTATCGTTTTTCGGCTTTTTACGTTTAGGAATTGCTACGTTTAAATCTACTATTAAACCAAATATATTTAAATATAATTGTATCACTCTTTCACCCCTTTATACGTTATATACACGTTTATATACGTGTTATATACGTTATTAATACGTTCTATAAAACTCGTTTCACTCGTTTTAGTTACTCAAATCAAAGATTTAAGTAACAGGAAGATACGTATTTATATGTTTATATTTGTGTGATTTGAATGTAATGAAAATCACTAAACCTCCAACGGAGGTTTATAGAACGTTTCATACACGTTTACTACACGTATTTATACGTATATAGTAACTTATAAAAAAATTGTTGTCAAGCCCTTGTATTTTCTTCTGATTTGTGAAAGTGTTGAAAACACTACTTTCTTAAAAAGTTACAATTTTGTAACTATTTTGTTACAGTTTGTTTTTCGGAGTTTTTCGGCAGTTATACGCCTATATACACGTTGTCTATGTATACTGATTTGGGACTCCTGTTTTCTCGTATGGGGGTCTTGTTGGGAACTTGTAACTTACTTGCAATCTACTTGTAACTTACTTACAACCTACTTGTAACTTACTGTTAGTTTTTATGTTCTTCGTTTCTCCTAGCACCACCCACACACACAACACACACATACACACATAAATATGGTGCGTCGTTTTCCGTTACCCTGGGGGTGGTATAACGTTGGTCAAGTGTGTGTGTGCTCTTGCAGAGGGCGTTCACAAACGATAAGGCGTGTTTGTTCATTATGCTTCGCACTTTCGATATCAAGTTTTAAGGCACGTATAAACAACGTATTTGCCGTATTTAGTGTAGTGATTTGTCTATGCCTTCGGCAATACGCTCCGCTCAAACACTCGAGCAACGTAATCCTCGTGTTGAGCTCCGCTTTATGCCACTGCCCTTGCGTAACCTGCCCTACGTAGTCAACACTAAGGTTCGACGAAAAGCGTGTCTCACCAAGTGTTACTAACGTTCCCAGACGCTTTATACGCACTTACACAACTTGACACACAACTGTTATCACTACGCACTAACATAACGTGTAGTAATACACCCTCCACCTACGGCTACGGCGTGTTTGGGGCTACGCCCCCGTTTCAATCACCCACCTTTTCACCTATTCTTACACTTTTACACACACATTCACTACAAGTACACACCACACGTACACAATTTGTTATTTTTCACATCAATTTACGAGTTATTCTACTCCTTTTTATATACTTTATTTATAACATTATAATACGTATCTTATTATAGGTTTTCACTACGTTCAAACCTAGAAAATTAATTATCATTAATTTTCGCAAAGCATTTACACATTCTCAAATCTTTCTAACTCTAATCACAAGTATATCGGCTAACGTATTTATTTTTATTAAAACCATAATTGGGGAGTACACCCTAAAGGGTGTGTGTTGCAAGTATAAATATATATTAATTAAGTAGTGCGTTGTTACGTACATAAGGAGGAAATTAAAATGAATGAATTATTTACAGTTGAAGAAATGGTTATAGGATTAGTTATGAATTATAAAGTTAAAGTTAGTGTTGATAGTGTTAATGACTCATCAATAATAACTCAACTTACAGAAGCTATAAATACAGGTGTAATAAAGCCTAGAGTTAATAAAAACGGTGTTGTTAAAGTTATAGAAGGTGTTTATACATTTGTAGAAAATACAGTTGATGAGGTTGCACACAATGTATTAACTTACTATAAAAAAATATATAACAATGAAAGTGCTAGAAACGAATTCTTAAAAAAGAGAGTTGGTAAAGATTATGTGTTTGAATCAAAATTCTGTCTAAATGTTGATGCACTTTCAAAAATAGTTTCAAAAGCTATGAAATTAAATAAATCAGAGGTTGAAAATACATTAATGAACTCTAATTCAAGTTTATTACCTAAAATTAAATATAATTTAAAACGTAAAGGTAGTTACTCTAGTGGTTCATTTGGACATTATTACTACTTAGGAGATGTTAAGTAATACACGAGGGCATAACACCCTCTCACTTATTAAATAAAATATTAAATTTAAAGGAGAAGATGAATATGTTATTAGTAGTTTTAATTTTATTAATTGGAGAATTAGTTAGGTTTGAATTAGAAAAGAGAAAAGCGAATAAGAAAAGAGTTGAATTATCTAAGATTAAAGCAGAGATATACGCAGAGAACAAGAGATTACAGTTTGAAGAGTATAGAGAATACATCGAGAATAAGTACAACGAAGTTGATATAAAAGAAGTTGATGAGGTAGATATACAAGAGGTGCGTGAGACGTTCCAAGAAGTTACACTTCTTGAAGGTGTGCAACAACTAAGAGATAACGGTCATAAATACGTACCTTACGTAAGAGCTAACCCACTTGACGATATAAGAAGCTCTTTGAGTGAGTTCACAGTTAGTGATGTGTTAAGAACTTTTTATTAAAACCGTTTTAGGGAAGTACACCCTAAAGGGTGTGTGTTGTAAGTATAAATATTATTAATTAAATTATAGGAGGTAGTCAAAATGGCTAAAAAAGGATTAAATATGGAGAAAGTAGTAGAAATAAGAAACGAGGTAGAAGAGGTTATGGAAAATACATCAGTAAAAGAATTAGAATTAGTACAAGAAGGAGAGATGAATAAAATGGTAGAATTAAAAAATAAGGTAGATAACGGAATAAAATATGCAATAATGAGTGGTAAAGATGCAACAGATGTTGCTAAGTTCGCACCTGCTAAACAATTAATAGGTATATTCAAATCATACAAAGATATAACAGGTGTTGAGATGAGTGATACTCAAAAAGATTACATAAAAACTTTAAACTCTAAGCAGTTATCAAACATATTATATACACTTAACATTGCTAGAAAAACATTAGTTGCTTAATGATACATCTTGCTCACATCTAATGATGTGGGCGACATTGTGTTATTAAACACAAATATATAATATATACATAAAGGAGTTAGACATAATGATAAAACAACTAAACATATCAGACCTAAACGAAAGAGCAAAGGTTAGTTTTAACCTTAACCACGATGAGGAGACTGCTTGGGTCGAGCTTAAAACTTTCTATTTAGAAAAGTACAATACAACTATACCAGAGTGTGGTATAAAGCAAGTGTTTATAAACATTCTTAAAACACTAAAGAAAAGACACTAGGGGACTACTGGGGAGTAGAGATTTTTCCAATTTACAAAACCAAACTATATCAAAACTAAAGGAGAATAAAGACAATGAGAAACAGAAGAGAATTAGAAAAAATGTTACAACACTTAAAGGCAGAATATATGGAAGCACTTGAAAGAGGTAACGAGAGAGTACAAAATAATATAGTAAACCAAATACTTAACTTAGAAGTTACATTAAAAGAAGATGAGTTTAAAAACAATATGAAAGAAGTTAAGTTGGATGATGAGGTAAATTTTGTATTTAACGAGTCAGAAGCATTTAGACAAAAGATAATAGTTAAATCTTTCAGTAATAAGTTAAAAGAACTTTGTAAGAAACACTACAACACTACTACTGCACAAGTATCAATAAGACAAGCAGAAACTATAATGGCAGGTCTTAGAGACAGAGTAGGTATGGACATAGATGCGAAACAAATAGAGTTCATAAATAACTTAAATGCTAACCAAGCATCAGAAATAATAAAAGTTTTAAGCGGTATATCGTTCTATAACCAAAGATTAATGTTATCAGAAGCATTAGAGACATTAAAACATAGAAGTGATTTTGCTCTAATAGTTGAAGAAGTTAAGAATAATATACACAAAAGAGAGTGGTTTGAACATAACAAAGATTTAATGGCTATGAGTTATGAATTACAAGAACCAACAGACTCACAAGTAAGAAGAATAGCAGATGTTGCTAGATATATAGAAACTCACGAAACTCTTAAATCTGAATTCAATATAGATGTTAGAGATTTCGAGTACAGACCAGAAGATAAGTTATACTACACATTCAATTGGAGTTCATTAAGAGAAACTATAAAAGTTAAGTTCAACAGAGAGAGTGCGTTCAACTTCATACAAACATATGATTACATAACTAACTACTATGAAGGTAATAAACTAGATAACACTCAAATGAACACTTTAAAGAACTTATACATACAACTTGGTGAATATGAATGTACTAGATTAACTTACCTTTGTACTATACCTAATCAAAACTTTGAAATGCTATGTAGAGATTTAGAGCATAGAGTTAGATTAAATAAAGTTGCTAATAACAAATCAACTCAAAGATTTAGACAAGCTATAATGGAAGATAATACATTAGTTAAGTTTAGTGCTAGAGAGAGTAGGGAAGTTCGTTCATTAGTATTAAAAGAAGAGCAACAACAAGCTAAAGAACTTACTAACTTCGTATTCAGAATATACTCTTGTGTAGGTCAAGATGTACCAGAAGAGATGAATGGAATACTACCTTACTTTGTACAAGGTGGAGAAGTTAAGTATGCTTTAGTAGAAGAGCAACATTATGCAGAGTTTAGAAAAATGGTATTTGAGCAAAGAGATGTTATAAAAGAAGTAAACCCAACGTTCCAATGGGGTGCATTTATAGTTAGTCAACCAGAGCATATACTTAAAGTTTTAGGTCTTGATATGTTAGTATAGTTTTTCAAAGGGAGTGGATTAAGTTCTGCTCCCTTTTTTTATTTTAACCCCTTAAAAGGAGGAAAGACTCACGTTCGTTCACCTTTCTTTTACTGAAAGTACTTTTGAAACGCAAAAGTACCAAAACGTGTTGATTGCATCAACAAAATTACTTTGATTTGTGTTTTTTCACGTTCTTTCCACGTTCTTCGGTGCGTTCTCTTCGTTTATACACACCTTTTACACATACTTCATTCGTATCATATACAATTCCCTCACTTACTTCATAACGTCGCTTTGCTCCAACCAAGTTTATCGCCTTGTTGTTACCTTATTACGACGGTCGCTACCGCTCCCTAATACGAACATAAAAAAAATAAAAAAAACAGACTAAGGGTGTAAATAATTTATAAAAAATAAGTTCTAAAAAGAAAAAATAACAAAAATGTAAATAATTTGTTATAATATAAGTTATGAACAAAAGGAGGGAGACAACTATGTTGAGATTTGAGTTTATACTACCTTTTATATACGGAGGTATCACATCAATAACAGTTATAAAAATGGGATTATTTAATCTAGGTATGAACTTTATTACTTGGGTTATTTACTTCGTTAATTTATTTATAGCATACATATTATATAAGACAGGTAGGGTGATTGACAGATGTTTGGGACGTTTATTTTAATAACTTGGGTAACAGGTATGTGGGCTATAATACACGCTATACTAACTGCTCCAGAGTTAGACCACAATGAAAGACCTGTGAATAAAAACAAAAGCGTTTAAGTGTCTATATTGCTTACTTACACGAATTGTAAGTAGGTGAAATTAGGTATTTAAACAATACCACACAATACAAAATATATATTAGGTGTGAGTCGTCGTGCTCACGATAGGAGGAAATTGAAATGTTAAAAATTAAAGTAGGAATGATGCCAGGTAGATTAGTAGAGGTAGTTACAAACGAAGGAGCAACTGCAAGAGAAATATTTGAAATAGCAGATGTAGAGTTATCTAATCACGAAATAAGATTAGACGGAGAAAAGATAGATTTAGACAGAACTATACATAATGGAAACTTATTAGTTGCTATGAAGATGATAAAAGGTAATATGCCAAGTATAAAAGTTGGTATGATGCCAGGTAGATTAGAAGTTGTTGAGTACACAGAAGGAGAAAGTGCTTACGAAATATTTGAAAGAGCTAACATAGGTGTATCTAATCACGAGGTAAGATTAGACGGTGAGAAGGTAGCACTTGATACAAGAATAAGCAACGGTAGCTTACTTGTTGCTATGAAGATGATAAAAGGTAATGCTAGTTTTAGAAAAACAGATTGTACACAAGAAGAAGTAGCGATATTATTAGGTGTAAAACTTCCACAAGTAATAAATACAGACAGTATAAATATGTGTGGAGATAACTTTTTACAAATAGAAGTTGGTAATGAAACATTAGTAGTTGAAGAAGATATGTTTTTAAGTGTTTATAACGAGATTGTTGATGAGTTTAATGGAGAAGAAGTAGTTGATATAAGAGAAGTTAGAGAAGAAGTAGTTGATGTAAGAGAAATAGAAGTTGAGTCAAAAGATAGTAAAGCTATGGATGTTTTAAATAAAGAGCTAGAAGATTTAGAAAAGTCTTACAGATTTTACATAGAAGAAGCTCACGCTATAAACAATAAAATAATGTTCTTACAAAGATTAATAGCAGAAATAAATGCTTAATAAATAAATAGAGGGTCTACACACGTAGACCTTCTTGTTTATACATTTTAATTTTAGCACAACGCATACCATCGGGGGAACATTTCAAAATTACATACCAAACTTATTTTTTACCCTGTTGTGCTCTTTTTAAAGTGTATAAGCACTTTACAATACCAAATCATACAATATTAGGAGGTTATACAAATGATGTTTGAAGTAGGAGATGTGGTTAGAAGAGTATATGGAAATTCTGGGAAAATGGTAGTAGGAGATACTGCTACTGTTAAAGAGATATTAAGTAACAGTTGGATGAATTTAGTTGAGTATCCAGATGAGAGGCATTTAATAGATAGATTTGAATTAGTTGAAAGGAAAGTAAAGACAATGGAAGATAAAGTAAAAGAATTAAATAAAGCGTTTAATAAGATAGCTTTAAAAGATAATGAAAGAAATCTAGAAAGAGCTAAAAAAGAAGAACAAGAATATCTTAGAGATATAAAAAGATATAAAGAATATATGGATGTTGCTTGGAATTCATACAAAAACGCAATGAACAGAGTAAAAGTATTAAGTAGTGAAAATGAAGGTAGAGATTATACAAGTGATATGGAAGCTATATTAAGTCATAAATATGTGGTAAGTGCAGTAGCGAGACCAACAAGTAAAGTAGTTGAGATACAGACTGATTACATAGATATATATGATGAGAAAGGTAATAAATTTAAAGGTAATAAATATCTTTTAAGTTTTGATTTTGACGATATGACTTGTTATATAAATGGTTTAGATGAGGATTATAACAGAAAATCATATTGGACAGATAAAGACCCACACCCACACGTTAATGGAGAAAACGGAGAAGCGTGTTGGGGTAGTGCAGGGTCTATGCTTGTTGAGAATATGAACAACTACGAGATATATGCTTCTTTTATAGTTGTTTTAAACTTCTTACAACAAGTTAATACAGATGATGCAGCAGGAGCATACATACGTAATTGGGATTGTATAGACGAAGGAGGCAATGATTTAGAAAATCCATATGATAAAGAGTATAATGTTTGTTGTATATGTGATGAGGAATTAGATGAAGATAGTGCATTTTATTGCGAAGATTGTGGAGACCATATGTGTGATGACCACGCTTATTGGATAGATAATAATAGTATGTATGTATGTGAAAGATGTTATGAAAATGATTATAGCCGTTGTGATAATTGTGATGAAAACGCACATAACAATGATATGACTTGGTATGGAGACAATGTTTACTGTGATGATTGTTATTGTGAATTAATTGCAACTTGTTATGAGTGTGGTGAAGAGTGTAGAAAGGATGAAATGAGCTTAATAGACAATGAATGGCATTGTGATGATTGTTATTCAGACTTAATTGAAACTTGTTGTGAGTGTGGTGAAGAGTGTAGAAAGGATGAAATGAATTTCACAAATGATAAATGGTATTGTGAAGATTGCTATGAAGAACTGTTTGTAGATTGTGCAGAATGTGGAGATGCAGTAAGAAAAGAAGATACATTTCAATGCAAAGAGTGTGGATATACGTACTGTACAGACTGTCAAGAAGAAAAAGAAGGAATGTGCGAAGATTGTTACGAAGAAGAGTTAGAAGAAAGAGAGGAATTATAATATGAATGTTAAGTTAATGGATAGATTTGCACCAAAGATAAGTATAAATTTAAACGCTATGAATAAGATGAAGGAGTATGTACGCCAATCAGACCTAGAAATAGGTTGGTTGGGTACTTCAAGAAGAGTAGGTAATGTATTTTATATAGATGATGTGTTTTTATTTAAACAAGAAGTACACGCTACTACAACAGAAATAACAACAGAAGGACTTAATGAATTTGCTATGGACTTGTTATACGAAGAAAATGGTGTAGAGATATGGAATAATATGAAGGTGTGGGGTCATTCTCACGTTAATATGCCTACTACACCTTCTGGTCAAGATGATAAGCAAATCGAAGTGTTTGCAGAAAATGCAGAAGATTTCTTTATACGTATAATAGCAAACAAAAGTGGTGAATTTAGAATAGATTTATACGACTTTACAACAGGTGTTATATATGAGAAACTACCATATGAAATAAATTATGGTGGAGATACAGAAATAATAGAGTCTTTATATAGAAAAATTGCAGAGATAGAAGAAATGATTTGTACAAGAATAAATCCAAATGAGGGATTAGTAAACTCTATCAAATCAGAAATAAACGATAAAGTAACTAAAAAGACTTACAACGTTAATAAAAATAACGTAACTACTTGTAGCAGTTGGTGGGATGATTACACAGATTATAGTGGATATGGTAATTTCTCAAAAAAAAACGAAAAAACAAGCGTAAAAGAAGAAGAAAATAGTGTGTTTAAGATATTTGATGAGCTAGAGCCAGAAGAGATATTTGAGTGTATGTATTATATAGAACACGGTTCTAGTGTTACAGATTATTTAGGAGTGTTTTTAACACAAGATGAAGAGATAGACCTTGAAATATTAATAGAAAGTTATTGTAAAGATAATGAAAATCAATATTTAAGTTATTTAGGTTACATACAATAGGAGGAAATTATGGTTAGGATAATTCTAACAGATGAAGAATCAAAGTTATTAAAACAATTCTTATTGTATTTTTCAATGGAAGAATATAATGGATTTTTGGGAGAATTAAACAATAAAAGAGAAGAAATTGATGAATTATTAATTGATATATATAATCAAATATCAGAAATTATTGAATAAAAATATCAAAATTTTAAAGGAAGTGATAAATTGAAATTTATTAAGAGATTGCTTTGTAAACATACAGATACATATACAATAACTAATTTTGGTGGAGATGCCATAAATCAATTCGGATGTAGAAGTTGGAGAATGTGTAGAGAATGTGGGAAAATAATTAAGGCTGGACTAGATAAAAATTGTAAAAGAGTTAATGAGCCTTGTTATAGAGAAAGGTCATTAAAATAAAACATTTAAGATGGTTTGGTACCGACATTAATGTCGGGAGCATAGGAGGAAGTTATGAAAATAGGTAAATGGGGAGATTGGATGCTTAGAATGGAGTCAGATAGCTTTATTATGGTTGTAAATAAATATAATGGTGAGTATAGAAATTTGTATGCTAAAGATTTTAAAAACCCAATTCAAATAAAACACATGGCTTTATTATTAGATAAGCACAAGAATATGGGTTAAATTCAAAATTTTAAAGGAAGTGATAGTATGAAACTTACTGAATTTGGAAAATTCTTAAGAAAGTTGAGAATAGATAACGGAGAATTACTTAAAGATATGGCTATAAAATTAAATGTAACTCCATCTTTTTTATCAATGGTAGAAACAGGAAGGAGGAGTGCTCCTAAAAAATGGGAGGAAGAAATAGAAAAGGTTTATAATTTAAGTTTAAAACAAAAAGAAGAATTAATAAGTATTTTAAATAGAAATTAGGAGGAAGTTATGAAAATAGTAAAAAATAATAAAATAGAACCAATAGATATATTTGCGATATTATATATCTTATTTACTTTGTTTTTATTTAAGAGTAATACTGTACACAAAAGTCAATTATTGATAAATTTATTTATGATATTAATGTATTTTAAGATACGTTTTATTAAATAAAAATAAGGAGGAGTTACGATGATACAAAATGATTATTCAAGACAAATAAACATATTAAACCCAGAGGAGTTTAATACTAAAATAAATATAATAGGTGCAGGAGCGACAGGTAGTTGGGTCGCTTTTTCACTTGCAAAAATGGGATTAAGTAACTTACATATATACGATTTTGATGAAGTTGGTATGCACAACTTACCAAATCAGATGTTTGGAGTTAGAGATATAGATAGAAATAAAGCTCTATCAATACGTAATATAATAAAGTTATTCACAGGTTTTACTGTAAATGCAAGAAATGAGAAGGTAGACGGTTCTGTTCCACTTCAAGGTATAGTGTTTATGCTTACAGACACTATGAAATCAAGAAAAGATATATATAATAGAGCTATAAAGAATAACCCTTCTATTGATTTGTTAATAGAAACACGTATGGATTTACGTGGAGGTAGGATATATGTAGTCGATCCAAAAGATAGAGAACAAACTAAGATGTATGAACAAACATTTTATAGTGATGATGAGGCAGAAGTAAGTGCTTGTGGAGTTTCTCAAACAGTTTTACCAAGTGCATTAGCGATAACATCACACGCTATATGGAAGTTACTTAACCACATAAATGGTGAAATAGTATATAATGAAACTATACTAGATTTTAGTAATGAAATCGTAATGACACAAAAATGGGGTGAGTAGTTGAAAGAAATAAGTAATAAAACAGTTTCTATGAAGTATATAGAAGCTATCAAAGGAGTTTCAATAGAGAAGCTCCTACACACCTTATACATTGAAGAAGGCAAATCAATACGTGAGATAGCAGAAAAACTAAATATACACTATCACACAGTAAATAGTTGGTTAAAACAAGCAGGAATATTGGTTAGATTACCACACGAAAAACTGCTTGAATTAGTAGAAATCAAATCAAGATTAAAGGAGAATGAGTAAAATGATAAAAGAAGCAAATTTATTAAAGATTGAATTAAAATTTAACACAGAGAAGGAAGTAATGAATGTAGAAAGTGTTTGTACTGAAATATTCAAAGGAATGATTGAAGATACTAATTCAGAAATAGAGTTAGCAAGAACAATATGTAAAATAGAAGAGTTAATAGAGGATTTAATAAAAGAAATAGATAAGAATATGTCAAAGGAGAGTGTTGAAAATGTTTAAAAGTCAAATAAAATCATTAACAGATATGTTTGAAAAACTAGCAGACCAAATAGAAGAAATGGAAACTGAATTAAAAAATAAAAAACAAGAGCTTCGTGATATAAAGCAAGGTTTAGATAGTTTAGAGCGTATTCAATCTAAGTATGATAAACACGAAGATGATGAAGTTATAGAGTGCGAAGAGTAGTCTTTTTATATAACGAGCTTCTTGATGAGGATTACCAAAAGAAGCTCAAACTACCACTCGAATTTATATGCTTTGGGTACATAGAAGGTGCGATAATGTATGATATTAAAGGTAAATATTATGCACTAAAAGAAAATGAATTAAAAAAGACAAACAGATATAACAGAGTATATGGTGCTTTGTATATACTTCATAATTCAGAACATTTTTTAAGGGTGCTTGATGCGTCTATGACTTGCTCTAAAGGGTTTATAGGTACAAATCACAAACTAGATTTATTCCATAGAACTAAAAGTAAAGCAGTGCCAATACATTTTAAAAGTGTTGAAGAGTTTTTAAAAATGAAGTATAATGAAGGAGAAGGATTGGATATAATTACCTATTTAGCCAATCCAAACAATGAGTTAATTAAGTCCAACGTGTTCAATACTGTTAGAAACAGAGAAGTGTCGGGGCTTGATATAAATAATTTTATAAATTTACTATTAAAGGAGAAAACGTGATGAAAGAATTAAACAATGCTATGAATTTACAAATGTTCGGAGGGTGGGATGAAGTATTAAGAGACCCTCAATCAAACACAGGAAAGACTGAATTTACTAAATTAACAAATGGATTAACAGAATTAAGATTTTTAGATGGAGAACCATTTGTAAGATGGGCACATTGGATAGCACAAGCAAAAAGAAATGTATCTTGTTTAGGAGCAGAATGTCCAATATGTAATGCAATAAAAGCATCAAAACAAGCAGGAATAAAACCTCAATATTCAAGTAACAGAAGATTTGCTATGCACGTATTAAACTTAAAAACAGGTAATGTTGAAATATTAGAACAAGGAAAAACATTCTTTACTCAATTACATGCTCTACACGAAGAGATAGGAGATATAAGAAGTTATAATATAAAAGTAAAAACTCAAAATGCAGGAAGTACAGACGTAACTTATACATTATTACCTTGTACACCGTCAGAATTAACTGATGAACAAAAAGAATTATGTAAAGATTTAAAAGCGTTTGATGAAATATTTAAAAAACCTACACAAGAACAAGTTTTAGGATTAATGAGTGGTAAGAGTCCAGAAGAAGTATTCTCTAACAAATCATCAGAAGAAGATGAAGAGATAGGTTTATAATAGATGAGCCAAGATAGTAAAAAAATAGGGACAAGTGCAAAAGAGCTTGTCCTTTTATTTTATGATAAAACTGGACTAAAATTCACGAATAAAGATATAATGATTGCAATTAAAAATGCTAAAAACTTGTTAAATGTAGGTTACACTTATGATGAGATAAAAGACACAATAGAATACTGTGTGGCTAATCCACCAGAAAAAGGTATATATTCGTTTGGTTTTATAGTATATGAAATAAATAAAGTATTAGCTTTATTAAAGGCTAAAAACAAAAAGATACAAACAACACAAGCGATAGATAAAAATAAATTCTCTGATTATGGATTATCACAAGTAAGTAACAGAGATAAAATGAAACCTAGAGAGGTAAAAGTAGACACAAGTATATTTGACTAAAAGTTAAGGGGTGATTAAATGGTACACATAATCAACAACCCTACAAGTGAACGTTCATTACTTAGCCTTTGTCTAAATGATGCAGATTTATTAGTGGAGGTGGAGAATAACGAAGTGTTCTCTCAACACTTCACTATACCTGCTCACAGACATATATTCACGGCTATGATGTATTTGTATTCTAAGGGGATGAAGCCTTCGGCTCTTGCTATAATGGAAGTTATAACAGATAAGAAAGCGAAGGAAGATATCGAGAATTTTGGTGGGTTAGGTTACTTGGAAGATATATCTATGATGAGTATAGATAGAAGTAACTTAAAAATATTCTGCGATAAAATAAAACAAACATACGCAAGAAAAGAGTTATATGACGTATGTGAAAATGCGAAAAACTTTATGTTATCTGATGAAAGTGAAAAACTAAATCCTGGTGAGTTAGTTGGAAAGATAGAAAGTAAGATAACTGAAATAGCAAACAGTGCTATAAACGAAACATCAGTATATAAAATGGGTACTGATTTGGAAAAAAGATTGGAAGAACGTGCAAAAAGACCTACACTTGTTGCAGGACTTCAAGTAGGTTGGACTGTTTTTGATAGAGTTACAAATGGTGGTCAAGCAGGAGATTTGATTATAGTTTGTGCTAGAGCAAAAATGGGTAAATCAGTAGTGCTTTCAACTTGGGCAAAGAACTTTGCAATAAGAGATGATTTACCTGTACTTTATATAGATACAGAAATGACAAGTGAAGAACAAGAAGATAGAATTACTTCAATGATAACAGGCATACCTGTTCACGAGATAGTAACAGGGCTATTTGCAGTTGATACGGAATATGGGACGAGCCAAGAAAAAATAGCGAAAATTAAGGACGCAGTTAAACAAATCAAGGACGCACCATACTATCACGTATATATGCCTAACTTTAGTGCAGAAAAAGTTGTTGCTCTTGCTAAACAATATAAATCTAAATATAACATACAAGCGTTATTTTTTGATTATATAAAAGTACCAGCAAGTCAAGGTGGTTCTCTACAACAAATAAAAGAGTACCAAGCATTAGGTTTTTTCACATCAACACTAAAAGATATTGCAGGACTTTTAAAAATACCTGTTTACTCGGCAGTTCAAGAGAACAGAAACGATGAGAAAGGTATTGAGAAGGGTGCTAGTAATGTAGCAGGGTCTGATAGAATATTACAACTTGCTACTAAATTAATGTTCTTATATGCTAAGACAGACGAACAGATTGCAAGAGATAGTGTATTACTTGGTAATAGACAAATCAAAATAGCATATCAACGTAATGGAGAAAGTGATGTTGCTCCAATAAACTTGCAGTTTGATAACCAAATTGTTACAATAAGAGAAGTATAAAATAAAAATGAAAAGGAGAAAATAAAGATGATGAACGATATAATAAAGATAAAAATGGAAATGGAAATAAAAGGAAATGAAATAGATTTAAATTTTGGAATGGCTATACAAGAACAGATAAATAAAGATTTAACTAAAGAGGAAAGAGAAGAGATAGGAAGATTATCTGTGGAGATATCAAAAATAGTAGGTAAAGCAGTAAGAAGAAAGATAGATGAAGAAATGGAAAGAGATGAAAGAATAGATGACTTATTTGAAAAGACAAAAGATGAATTATATGAACATTTATCAGAAGGAGATAAAAAGAAAGTAGATGAATTTAGAAAGAAGTTAGATAATTGTAAGACACTTGAAGATGCTTTGTTACTAGCGATGGAAGAATTAGAAAATGAATTAAAATAGGAGGGGTTAATATGGATGCAGTAGGTGTTATAAAAGAAAATATGAACGTAGAGCGTATACTCAATCACTATGGAGTTGATTTTCAGTATTATGGAGAGTTTATACGTTCTGCTTGTCCTATACACAAAGGGGACAACCCTACTGCGTTCGTTGTTAATGAGGAATTTCTTTGGGCTTGTCATACCAATTCTGAATGTGGAGTTGGTGATGTTTTTACATTTGTAGAAAAAGTGGAAGATGTGCCTTTTCCACAAGCAGTAAAAATAGTGGCTCAAATACTTGAAATAGACATAGATAACCTCATCATAGCAGAACGCAAAAATGACTATTTAAAAGAAGTTGAAAGATTTATGAAGTACATCAAATCAAAGAGAAGAACAAAGAAGGTTGTAGAGGAATACACACCTAAAGCCGAAATGAGTTCTGTTAAGAGTTTCAGAAACTTTAATGAAGAGACTTTAAGACATTTTGATTTGAGATATGCAAAAGAAATCGAGGTTGAGAAGAAAAGTGGAGGGATATTCACGCTCTACGAAAGACTTGTCATACCTATAACTATAGATGATGTAAGAGTTGGTGTTTCACTTCGTAAAATACGTGCAAAAGATAACCCTAAGTGGTTTCACGCACCACACACAATGGAAACAGGACAGATATTATACAATATAGACTCTTGTAAGGGTTATGGAGAGATAATAGTGTGTGAAGGTATGTTTGATGTGTGGCGTTGGTTTGAGGCAGGTTATGAAAATGCAGTATGTACATTTGGAGCACATTTAACAGAAGAGCAATACAGAATATTATTAAGAAGTGGAAAAGACGTTATATGGAGTTATGACGGAGATGAAGCAGGTCTTAATGCAACGAAAAAAGCAATAGATATGATGCGTTATAAAACAAATCAATGGGTTATAAAAATGCCAGACGGTGTAGACCCAGGAAGTTGCGAAATACAAGAATTAAAACGATTATATGAACAGAGGGAGAAGATATTATAATGAGTTGTTTTATATGTAATACGTGCGATTGGTACAAAAATAATTATTGCACAAACCGTGATAGCGAGTTTGTTGATATGAGAACAGAAGGCACAGACACGTGTGGTAACTATTACCCTGCGTTATCAATAAAAATAGAATCTGCGTTATTAACAAACAAGGAAGTAGTAGACCATCCAAGTCACTATAATATAGGTGGAATAGAAGTTATAGATTTTATAGAGTCTTGGAATTTAGGTTTTTCACTAGGTAATGCAATAAAATACATAGCAAGAGCACCTTACAAGAATAATGAGTTAGAAGATTTGAAAAAAGCTCATTGGTATATAGATAGAGAGATACAAAGACTTGAAAAAAATACCAAATAATAGTATAATATAATCAACAAAACATACTTGGAGGAATTTTATGAATACAATATGGTTTTTATCAAAAGAACGTAACTTACTAATATGTGGTTTCAACAGAATAAAAAAAGAAGATAACACAACAGAACTATGGGTTAAAGAAGTTGACGGAGGGTCAAGAAAAATAGCCACAGGACAAGAAGCCATAAATCTTGAACAAGCCTTACTAGACATAATATGGGGTGGTTTCCCATCAATAATAACAGACGGTAACGGAAATTTCGCAACAAATATAAATATACAAAACAATCAAGAAGCAGAAGAAGTAGAGTAATCTACTTCTTTTTATTAGGGGTGATATTATGAACATATGTGAAGCAATCGTTGTTTGTGTAGGAATAATATGTATAACGATAATAAATTTAATGAAGTAACAATATGTATAAGAAGATATATAAAAGATTTCCAATCAAGTTATGGAAAAATGAATGTGGAGAATGTTGTGCCGAGTGTGATTATTTTGATATGTGCGGATATGGATGTTATAAACAAGAAGTAACGTGCAATCAATGTGAATATAAGGAGGAAGAAATATAATGGTTAAAGGATTTGGACATTTACACGTCCACACAGAATACTCAACACTTGACGGTATGAGTAAAGTAAAAGAGTTAGTAAAACGTGCAAAAGAACTTGGACAAGAGTTCATAGCAATTACAGACCACGGAAGCATGGGTGGACATTACGAGTTTGAAAAGATATGTAAAGAAGAAGGTATAAAACCTATTCTTGGATGTGAATTTTATATGAGTAAAGGTGATACTGCGTGTAAAGAAGATCAAGGTTATCACATCATAGTATTTGCTAAAGACCAAATAGGACTTCAAAACTTATATAGGTTACAAGCTAGAGCGTTTAAAGAAAACTTCTATCGTAAACCTCACGTTAATTTTAAAATGCTATCAGAGTTAAAAGAAGGACTTGTAGTATCATCTGCGTGTATAGGTGGTGTAATTGGTCAATTGGCACTAGAAAACCTGCCAGAATGTCTCCTAGAGGCTCAGAAGTATAAATCTGTATTTGGAGATGATTTCTATTTAGAGATACAACCAAACGACATTCCAGAACAGTGGACTATGAATAAAGCGATAATAAGAATGGCAGATAAGTTTGATTTCAATATAATAGCAACTAATGATATACATTATGTACTTAAAGAAGATGCTAAGATACACGAAGTATTACTTGCTCTACAAGTTGGTCAAAAGATGAATAGTGAGAAGAGGTTTAAATTCCCAACCAACGATTATTGGTGCAAATCAACAGAAGAGATGATAGAAACATTTGTAGGATATAACAATGAGGAAAAAGTAGTTATAATGAAAGCTATTTTAAATACTGCCGAGATAGCAAACAAATGTAATGCAAGTGTTATAAAAGGTAACTTCTTACCACATTATCCTAAGTTAAACGGTATGAGTGAAGATGATTACTTAGCAGAGAAAACTTGGGAAGGGTTTGAAAAGAAATATCCTAAAGATTATCCTAATCGTGCTCAAATCAGAAGAGATATATTAAACGAACTTCAAGTTATAAGTGAGACAGGTTACTCTGGTTACTTTATAAATGTTGCTGATTATATTGTTGATGCGAGAAAGAATGGTGTATTAGTTGGAGACGGTAGAGGTTCTGGTGCAGGAAGTAAAGTTGTTTATTGTATGGATATAACTAATGTTGACCCTGTTCCACATAACTTACTATTTGAACGTTTCTTGGCACACGGAAGAGTACCAGACCTAGATGTTGACTTTTCAGACCAAGAACACGTATTTAAACATTTACAAGATTTACACGGTATGGATAATGTAGCACGTATAAGGGCTTATGGTACATTATCTTGTAAAAACGTAGTAAGAAAAGTGTTAAGTGCTTTTGATTTTAGTCAAAAAGACATAGCAATAATAAGTGGTTCTATACCTAAAAGACTTGATGTAACTGTTGAACAAGCATACAATGAGTCAAATCAATTCAAAAAGTTTATGGATGATAATAAGTTCATAGCTTCTTGTATAAGAAGATTAGAAGGAGTTATATCTCACGAGTCTAAACACGCAGGAGGATTTGTTGTATATAATAACTTAACATCACTTACTCCTTGTGCGTATGAAAATGACCACGCAGGAAATAGAACAATACCTGTTGTTCAATTTGATAAGAAAGAGATAGAAGCGTGTGGCTTCTATAAAATGGACGTGCTTGGTCTTGAGAACTTAACTACTGTTAGGTATGCTCTTGATATGATAAAAGAAAACGAAGGCATTGACATAGATTTAGATGAGATTGATTTTGAAGATAACGAAGTTTACGATATGATAAGTAGTGGTGATGTAAGTGGAATATTCCAATTAGCAAATCAAGGTGCTATGATAATGGAACAAAAACCTAAGAAATTCGAGGATTTAATAGCGATAAATGCGTTAATAAGACCTGGAGTTGGAGACTTTAATGAATACGTTGCAAGACGTAATGGTAAGAAGTTTGAAATACATAAAGACAGAGAGTGGTATATGAAAGATACTGTTGGTCTTATGACATATCAAGAACAGTTCTTACTTGACTGTAAGACATTTGCAGGGTGGGATATAGCTTTTGCAGATAATAATATAAGAAAAAATAAGAGGATAAAAGATGATGCAGAAATACGTGATAAGTTTATTCGTGATAGTGTTTCTCGCGGATATGATAGAGATTTCATTGAGAAAATATGGCAAGAAATAGAGGATGCCGTTAGTGGAGGGTATTCATTTAACAAATCACACAGTACAAGTTATGGAGTATTATCGTACAAAACTGCGTGGTTAAAGTGTCATTATCCTGTATATTGGTACGCATCACTTCTAAACTCTGAGATAGGAGACCAATCTAAAGTAGAATCTTTAATTGCAGAGTGTAAAAAGAAAAACATAAAAATACTACCACCAGACATAAATAAAGGTAGTTATAAATTTGAAGGTACTAAAGAAGGTATTAGAATACCTATAAACTATCTAAAAGGTATAGGAGAAGATGTAGTTAAATATATAAAAAAAGAGCTTGTACCTATATCATCATTTGAAGATATGTTAGATAGAGGTATTAAGAAGTACA